ATAACAAACCGATTGACAAAGACAACCACGCAATGGACAGTTTAAGGTATTTAATCAATGAATTACCTGATAATCCTGATTTATTAATGCAGAAATCCTATAAATCTAGGGATTTTAACGGAAAAACCGATAATGGAGACATTCCGTTTGCTCTACAAACCGATGATACACAGAAAGGAAGTCATAGCGCATGGCTTTACTATTAGGAGGATGAATGATGATAATCGTAACATTCGTGTTAGGTCTGTTAATAGGGATGGTTATAAACGGTATTCACATTAATATTATCCACAAACACGAGCAACCAAAGCCTACAAACCAGGAATATAATGAGTCTTTAGTGGACTTGCTTCCAAATGACGTGAAACAATACTACCACGAGAACAACGGAAGAAATAACTTTTAAGGGGTGATTTAGATTGGCAACGAAAACAAAAGCGGAAGAGATTCTAGCAAAATATAAAAAGGCAAAGAACAAGAAACAACCGCGTGAAGCGATTATGAAGGAATTAGATGCCTTTGACCGTAATCAACAGTGGGAGCTTCAAAATGCTCCAGATTGGTTGCCAAAACCTGTTACCAACTTCGTTCATTTAGTGAAATACACGAAACGTGCTGCTTTAGCGATGGACAACCCAACAGGCAAACTGCGTGCGGTGTCACCAGGTGGTCGTAAAAGAGTGGATAGTCTAGACAATGCCTTTCAATATGTATGGGATCGTACCAAATCAAGAAAAGTGGTACGCGAAAATATTGAAACCTCTAAGTTATTAGGGTTAGGTCTTGCTCATGTATGTTGGAATGAGAGCAAAGAAGGACGTATGGGCGCAACAGTTCAAGGGGATAAAGGCTTTCAATTTGAAGGGGATATTGAGGTTCGTGAGATTGATCCTGCAACATTCTTCCCTGATCCAAGTGCGTTTACCCTAGAGGATTGCCGTTATGTAGCCATTATGGAGCGGAAAACAAAGGAATGGATTAAGAGTCATCCAAAGTTTCAAGGGGAAGCAGGAGAAAGTGCGAACAACCCTGAGGACCGTGGAGAAATTTACAACCGTGACTACACGACAGAAACTGAAGGATTAGTTAATTTCCTTAGTTTCTATGAGAAGGTCCCGAATGAAGCCGGAGGATACACCTACAAGGTGACTTATCTTGCAGGTGATAAAATACTCCTAGAACAACCTTTAAAGCCAAATAGATACCCTTTTGCGATGCTGAAGGACTATCCACAGCGTCAGGACTTCTGGCCAATGTCTACATGTGAATTTATCTTAGATAATCAGAAGATTATTAACAAAGTAGAATCTATCATTGCGATGATTGGTACTTTGATGCAGAATCCACAGAAAGTAGTAGATGCACGTTCAGGGATTAACCCGAAAGAAGTAGCACTTTACGGAAACGCACCAGGACACACATTTGTTTCTAATGTACCTGCTAGCCAAGCAATTACGTACATTGAGCCACCGCAGATTCCACAGGTCCTATTCAACATGTTAGAGAACGCAAAGGCGAATATACGTGAAATCACAGGACTGTCTGAAGCGTACATGGGGCAATCTGTAGGTAGCTTGCAAACATCGTCAGGTGTGAATAGCTTAATTGACCGTTCAACCATGCGTGACCGTGACCAAATGTATGATGTGGAGCTTTATATTCAAGACCTAAGCAACCTGATTATTGACTTCATGGTAACGTATTATACCGAAGAACGATGGATTCGGGTAATGGGTGAAAATCCGAACGAATATACCTTTGAACCATTCATTGGTACGGAATATAAAGATTTAGAGTATGATATTTTCATAGATGTTAGCTCCAAAGCACCAATAACACGAATGAAACAAATGCAGGACGCGAAAGAACTAGCGAACATGCAAGGACAGTATGGTAGTATTTTCCCAAGTGCTCTAATCACACCGCAGGAATTGATTCAGTCGATGGATTTCTCCAACAAAGACGAGATCATCAAGCGTATGAACGTGGAAGAAATGAAGAACAAAGAGAAGGAATTGACTGACATACTGGACCAAAGTTTTGAAATGCTCTCACAAGGTGCGTCACCACAAGAAGTACAGCAAGCTGCGTTAGATCAGTTACAGCAAATGGAACAGGGTAGCATGGGTTCAACGTCTAATTCCAATGGAGTACAGATGCAACAATCTGGAACTAATGTAGGAGGTGGCATGTAATGAATCCAGAACAAGAATTAATCACACTTGAACAAGTCATTCAAGCCTATATGCAAAATGCCTTAGCGGTGAAAGCGAGTCAACAACTAAACCTGGATGTAAAGTCTCAGGCTATGCTTCAAATGGCACAGGCTTTAGGTACGTTAGTTCCTTTAACAACAGCCGATAATGGACAAGCTGAACTTCAGATGAAGGCACAGGAACACCAAATGAACCTAGCCATGAAGCAGGAAGAAATGAAGATGAAGGCACAAGAACACGCTATGAAACTTCAACATTCCCAAGCAGAGAATGAAATGAAGTTACAGCAATCACAACAAAACCATGAAGCTAGTTTAGTTCAAAGCCAACAATCACACCAAACTAAACTAGCACAAACTCAACAAAATAAACAAAACTCAGGAGGTAATGAATAATGAATTTTGGACAAGCGATCGAAGCGGTAAAAGAAGGTAAAAAAGTAGCAAGAGAAGGATGGAATGGTAAAGGAATGTATGTACAACTTCACTGTGGTACTGACTTTGAATGGGCTATCATTGAACCATTCCTTGTCATCAAAAATGTAAAAAACTCATATAACACATGGGTTCCGAGTATTAGTGACCTATTATCCGAAGATTGGGAGTTAGTTGAATAAAAATAGTTCGTGTTTACTGTGTAATTGTATTGACATTATTTACATGATTTACTAGAATGATAGTAGGTAAATGGGAGATTCCGACCTCCTTAATTCCGAGTGGACAAGTTACCTACTAGTTAGTTTGTTGCAAGCCTTGACTCGCTGACAAGGCCCATAGATTCCAGGCGCAAGGAGAGATTAATATGTTAGTAGCTTTAGATTTACAGATGTTCGGTGATGACGACCTAGACATCGACAGTATTTTAGCTGAATTTGAAGAAGAATGGGAAGATGAAGAATCTACCGAAGATGTTTCTGAGGAATCCGATGAAACCCAAGAAGTAGAAGAAGAAGAAGATTCCGAAGTAGAAGAAGATGAACAACCGGAATTAAATCCGAACGATGACGACGCAGACAAGCGGAATCGTGCATTCGCGGACCTGAGAAGGCAAGCCCAAGAGAACGAAAAGTATGCGAAATTCATTCAACGTTTAGCTGAAGAAGGTGGAGTAACCCCTGACGACTTGTTAGCTCGTTATGAGGAAAGAAACCTTCAAGCAGAAGCCGAACGTCAAAACGTTCCTGTGGAGTTATTGAAACGTCAAAACTCAACAGAGAGTGAATTGGCACAACTAAAAGAGCAAATGCGAGCAGAAAAGATGGACGCTCAAATCAATAGTGTGGTGGACAAGTACGGTGCTAATGACGATTCCATCCGTGAAGCGTTTAAGTACATGGTGGAAACAGGTATTGACCCACGTACTGCCGATAACATTGATTTTGAGAAATTCTATCGTGCAGCTAACTTAGACAATATCATTCAAAAAGAGGTAGCCAACGCAAGACAGGCAGACCTAGAAAATAAAAAGAAGCGACAAGAAAGTGCTTCAATCGGAAATGGAACAAGCGTATCCCCATCAAGCGGTGACTTGTCAGACGATGACTTTGATTCCATCATGAAGTCATTAGATATGAGACTCTAAGCGTGAAAGGGAACGCTCCACATACAACTTACTTTAAGGAGTGATTTCCCAAATGGCAACTCAAACTACTGGTACTATTAATACAGGCACAGGCGCAGTAGCAACGAAACCTGCTGCGTTTTATGACAAATTACTTTTAAAAACTCTTAGATTCCGTTCATTCGATCACGAGAAGTTTGCACAAGCGCGTCCAATGCCTAAAAACACTGGCGATACTGTAAACTTCCGTCAAATTGGTGTTCTATCTCCTGCTTTAACTCCACTTACTGAGGGTGTTACACCTACAGGCAACAGCGCAACTGTAACAGCGATATCTGCTACAACTGCTCAATATGGTGACTACATTGAGTTCTCGGACCGTGTAGACTTCCAAATGGTTGATCCAATCGTAGCTGAGTACGTAAAAGAGCAAGGTGTACAAGCTTCTGAAACAAAAGATACTTTAGTTCGTGATGAACTACATGGTGGTTCAAACGTAATCTATGCTAACGGACGTGTATCCCGTGTAACTGTAGCAGCAGGGGACAAGCCTACTGTAGACTTATTCCGTAAAGCTGCTTTAACTCTAAAGAAAAACAAAGTAAAACCTGCTGTCGGTGGAAAATACGTAGTATTCGTATCTCCTGACACAGTATTCGACTTGTTAGATGATGCAAAATTCATCAAAGCATACGAAATTGCTCAAAACAACAAACCTTTCATTGATGGTGAAATTGCTGACGTTTACGGAATCAAATTCATCGAAGTGGAAAACTGGAAAGTATTCACAGGTGCAGGTGCTTCAGGTGCGAACGTTCATTCATCTGTAATGATCGGTGAAGAAGCATATGGAGTAACTAAGATCAAAGGTGAAGGCGATGTTCAAACAATCATCAAGCCACTTGGTTCTGCCGGATCTGCTGATGCTTTGAATCAGCGTCAAACAATCGGTTGGAAAATCAACGCGTTCGTGGCAAAGCGTCTTAAAGAGCAAGCTATCGTTCGTATCGAAGCAGTTCCTTCTAACGCATAATTAGTCAGGGGTTAGACCCCTTGACTAATTAAATAAGAGATAAAGGGGTTTTAGTTCATGGCAGTAAATACAACTAAATCAACAGCAACATTGAAAGAAACCGCTATTCGTGACCTAGAAAAGCAGGTAAAAGATGCAGCGGCAGCGTTAAAAGCAGAGAAATTAGTAAAGGTATCTATCCCGAAGGCTCTTGAAAAGAATATCGGACCAACTCTTTTATTAGGTATTAACGGTGTTCAAATCGTTTTACCAGTAGATGGCAAAGAATATGAAGTTCCGGCTCCTTTCAAAGCGCATTTAACAGAGTACATTGACAACTTAAAAAG